AACGATACTATCAAAGGTATCAAAGTAGATTTCACCGTGGAACTCAATGAGTTTCAAGACGTAGAAGCTGCCATCACCAAAGCCAATTCAGAATTGGTTGCCAACGATGGTCGCAGACAAAAACTGACCATGGCTCTGTACAACATCCGTGCATTGGTTGGCACAGCCAACGCAGCCAGTGGCATCAACACGGCACTGGCCAAGGCAGCGTTTATCGACAAGCGCATCGGTCAGCTAGAAGAATTAGCCAAGGCCACAGAGATTACTTCTTTGGAAGTGATCAAGGGCAAGTTGGAAAAGATCAAGAACGACAAGGGTGAAAATACTCGTCGTAGCATCTACGGTTACAGCGACACTGTAAGTACCAGTGTTCTTGGCAAGGAACAAATTGCACAGGCCAAAGCAGAAGTGCTTAATCTGAAAAAGCAAAAACAACAACTCAACGACGAAGTTCTTGAGTTGAACATCAAGACAGAGATTCCTCTGAGCGAAGATGTGGTGGCTTCACTACAAGCAGAAGGCTTGATCTAACAGACCCCGTCTTACTCTTTTCTACGTTAATGAAAGAGCGTCCCTGAAACGATAGAACAGGGGGTACACTAGGACCTGACCTCACAGTCCCTCTTTAGGGGATACTGGAAACTGCCTAGGGTTTGGTATAACGCCTTTTCCAGAAGAACAAATGTTATGGACAGAGTAACCGCTCAGTCTAGGGCTCCTGTGGTGGGAGTAGCTAGACACCTTATACGTGCTTTCTGTAGTAGCTACAATGGAACACCGAAAAACTTGCCAATGTCGACCAATGCAAGGACCGGCCATGAAGAGTAGGGCTACCGTGGATTCAAGCGCCGCAGAGAGCACCTATAAGGTTATTTTAATAAAACACATTTTGCCTAAACATAGTTTAGGTTGTAAGGACTGCACACCGCCGTAGTGAAAAGTGTGAAGTGTGTTTTATTAAATTTATCGCGGGATAGAGAAATGGCATCTCAGAAGTCTCATAAGCTTCAGTTCTTGGTTCGAATCCAGGTCCCGCAACCAGTTTTACAAAGGCAAAAAATGAAACTAACTGACAGCCGTGGTCCTAACATAGATACACAAAAATGTGTCGAACAAGCAGGAGGCAACAGATTTGATCTTGTGCTCATAGCCACAGTAAGGGCTAGAGAACTGTCTCGTAGACACAAGGCAGCAGGTCATACTACTCAAGTAAATGCTCCAGTGAGTGCCTTACTAGAAATCCAAGAAGGCAAGATAGGCCGAGAATATCTTAAAAGAGTAGAATAATTTCGGAGTGTGGCGCAGTCTGGTAGCGCACCTGGTTTGGGACCAGGGGGTCCAAGGTTCGAATCCTTGTACTCCGACCAAAAATTGCTGGTCGACCGTTTGATGATAAGTACTCTATATGAAGAAAAATATCAAATTTGTTATCTGCCCCTGTTTTAGACCAGTGGGAAATGAAATGATAATGACCTACATGATAAACCCTGTATCATGGATGCTGCGTCTTAATTATGAAAACGAAGCTAAATCAAAAGATTGTTATAATTGGTTGGCTCCGTGGCCTCTCCTAGATAATCCTTCAGATGATGTAAATCAAGCTATTGAATTAATAGAAAAAGAAAAGATAGATATTCTTTGCTTCAGTGTATATGTGTGGAATCGAAAACGATTAATGACCCTTGCAGCTAACATCAAAGAAATATATCCTAATTTAGTTATATGCGTTGGTGGTCCCGATATAGATAGTCATACTAATTCTAATTTTTTTCCAGAACACCCTTATATAGATTGGGCCATGTACGGAGAAGGCGAAACAGCGTTTACATCATTGCTAGATCATCTTGCAGGTTATGAATCTCAACTATTAAATGTTGTAGATAACAAGGGAACGGTGTATCCGCATCAGCCTTTTATGGACAAAAATATTCTAAAGAAAAGTCCATACTTAGAGTACCGTGATGAAATAGCTGCACTGGCTAAAGATCTCAAAAGAGATCTCAACGGATCCCGTCAGGTGCTGATGGTATGGGAAACAACCAAAGGCTGTCCATACACTTGTACTTTCTGTGATTGGAGTTCAGGTCTTCATCATAAAGTACGGATTTGGGGTAAGGGTGAATTAGAAGCAAATTGGAAAAAAGAACTACAGTTTTTCTCTGAAGTGGAAGAAATAGAAGTTGTATTTTGGACCAATCCTAATATCGGACTTACTCCACAGGACCCAGAAATAGTAGACTATTGGTGCGAATTGTACCGAACTCATCCTACCTGTCCTAGATTAATACAACCACAATGGTCAAAGAACAAAAAAGAATTAGTATACAGGCTTGTAGAAAAGTTTTTAGATGCAGGAGTGATCAACGAATTTAAAGTAGATCTGCAAGACCTCGACCCAGTGGTGTTGGATTACATAGAAAGACCAGAGATGCCGTGGATTGAGCATAAACCATTATTAGCTGAAATGGTCAACAGATATTACGAAAAATATAATGTACACGACACTGAAGTTCAAATATTTTTTATTTGGGGATTGCCTGGTCAGACTTTCGAAAATATGAAACGAAATATGATCGAAAGCGGAACTATAGGTGCTAGGGCACATACATTTTTGTTTGAAATATTGCCCAATACTCCGGCAGCAGATCCTAAATATATCCAGAGATTTAATTTAAATATCAAAGAAATTATTATCAAAGGTGACCCAATTACCACAGTTATTTCTAGTTCTACTATGGACATCAAGGAATGGTTGACTGGCACCATAGCCTACTACCTACATAAAAGCATGGTACAGAAATTCTATTGGAAAAAAGTTATTGGCAGGGAAGCTACTTATTTTAAAAACTTTTATAAATTTCAAAAAGTAATAGATTCCAGTTATGAGCATTTCTTACAGACCAACGTGGTTCAGATTGTTGATAATGGAAGTCCCTATGATTTCAAAGTATATGTCACTGAAAACTTGGAATATCTTTATGAACTATTCTACGAAGAAAAACTCAACAACCAACTAACATCAACTGATAATCATTCGTTCTCGCTGTAGTTCAATGGATAGAACAAGACACTCCTAAGGTCAAGATCTCAGTTCGATCCTGGGCAGCGAGACCATAGAGTAAATACTAGGCTATGTTAAAAGAACACTTGTTGCCATCAAAATTTGAAAATTTTATAAGAGCATGGACCATCGACGATTGTTCTATCTGTGACGAAATCATAGATTACTTTTATCAAAATGAAAAAACCGAGGGCGGGCTAATGACTGCTACCGGACGTGTTGAAGTCAACAAAGAGTACAAAGACTCTGTGGATTGTTCTTTTGATGCGTCAACGGATCTCGGTAAACGATATATCGGTGAACAGTTACGGTCAGTGACTGACGAATATGTAAAAAGTTTTCCGGCAGTCAATGATTACAGCAGATGGGGTGTGGTTGAACCTGTTCATATAAAATTCTATCAGCCCGGTGCAGGATATCATGCATTTCATACCGAACGTAGTTCTGCAACCTATCCTATAAACAACAGACATCTTGTTTTTATGACCTATCTAAATGATGTGTCTGACAGCGGTGAGACTGAATTTTTACATCAAGGAATTAAAATCAAACCTCAAAAAGGGCTAACAGTGATTTGGCCAGCAGACTGGACTTACACTCACCGAGGCATAACCAGCTTGACACAAAACAAATATATTATAACAGGATGGTATAGTTTTTTTTAATCATATGACTAATACAAACAAATTTTCAATATTACCGCTATTTCCGACCACCCTTGGTGCTGTGACTGTATCTGAAGATTTCAGCAATCTTGAAAAGATCAAAGAGTTTGCATACACTGACATTACCAGTGATGAAAGTTTTAATTCTTTTAAAACTGAAGACAATCAATTACTATCAAATTTTCCAAAAGAAAAAGAAATACTGCTGTCATATTTTAATAATTTTAAAAATGATATTCTAGCATTGAACGACAACGAATTTGCTATTTCGTCATCCTGGGCCACCCGTGTAGGACAGAATGGATTTTGTCAGCTACACGATCATAAGAATTCTTTTTACAGCGGTGTATTATATCTTGACAGCGTTAATGCTGGCGGTGACATCTTATTTCAAAATCCACTCACAACAGGATCCTTTTTAGTAAATCCGGTAGAATGGAATACATTTAATTTCGAAACATATCAACTGACACCCGAAAAGAATCTATTAATTTTATTTCCAAGCTATCTGAAACATAGAATCAACAAATACCTCGGTGCTGAATTTCGATATTCGATAGCATTTAATATTGTGCCTATCGGTAAGTTTGGAAGGGGTGATTCGATAGTCAACTATCAATTAATCGAATAATGATCACACCTTACGCCACAGAAGAATTATTAGAGATTAATGATTCCTGCAATCCGTATTTTGTTAATGGGGTTGTGGTTGTAGATGATGTCTATAAAAACTATGAAAAATTACACAGTATGTTACAAAACATGCCTGTGTCGAGATGGAAGACATCAAGCAGCAGTAAAAATTTTACAGAGTATTACGATTGTAGAGCTACTCTAGCGTCCCCGTTTGTTGAAAAAGAAAACACAGCTATCATAAAATTAATCAAACATCTTATTAAAGAATACTTCGATCAAGATAACACTACTCTTGAAAAAGAAAGTTCAATTTTAGATTTTGGATTTTATAAGAATATCAAAAAAGATGTTCCTAAATTTTTACAACATTTCCCTCACAAGGAAACATCATTTAATTGTTTAATATACATAGACAAAATTTGTTCAGGTGGTACAGCGTTGTTCGATATCGATGATCATATCACTAATCAAGAACATGTACATGTGTTGTGTGATATCTCAATGTATCCGATAGAATTAATTAGAGCCAAACCAAATCGTCTAGTTATATTTCCGGGTAACAGGTATCATGGAGCATTTATAGAAGATCACAATCTATATGTCGACCATTGGAGAATTGTACAACTAATGTTTTTTAACAATAACAAAATTGATAATGTTTGATAACTTCAAATTTATGCCAGATTCAAATAAAATCCTAGTAGGAACAATGCCTAATGAAATTTTTTTAGAGATATCTGAATTTGTCAAGCATTGTAGAAAAGTCAAAGATCATCCCTTAGGCAGTCTTCGAAATCATTTAAATGGCGGAGAAAATAGTTATCAAATATCAATTCCAAAACCGTTGATAGAAGAATCTTTTTTATTTCCGTATCTAATTAAATTAGGTGAACATTTTTTGAGACTACAAGGCATAGAAATCGGTGAGGAAAAAAGAAAGGTGAGATTGAGATCAACTCATAATCATTTTGATGGGTACGATTGCTGGATCAATTTTACAAATAAAAATGACAATAATCCCTTTCATACACATCTAGGTAGTTTATCTGGAGTAATTTATTATTCCAATCAAGATAACTGTCCTACTATCTTTGAGGGCGATGTTAAATATTTCGGTAAAGAGCAAGAAATTGTAATCTTTCCTTCTACGTTAAAACATTGTGTTGAAACACATGTCAGCGACAATGAACGAATTACTTTGAGTTTTAATTTAGATTATACAGGATGAACGCGGGGTTAGTTTAATGGCAAAACAGCAGATTTCCAATCTTCGGTCGAGAGTTCGATTCTCTCACTCCGCTCCAAGGACACTATGCAGGTAGTAGATCAAACACAGCTTGTTCGCAAATTCAACTTCAGAAGTGTTATCACTGAGCAAGATGATGCTGTGGCCTGCAACATTATCAAGGGCATTATTGCTGACGGCAATTACTTTACCAACAGTCCCAAGTTTCAAACCAAAGAAAATATTTTTGCTAGACCAGAACCTGTATGGCTGAAATATCGTATGAGCTTTATGTTCAGCCTATTCATGTATCTGGGCCGCGAAGTCAAAGTATCCGACATGATGGCTTGGAGTTTTATGACCAATCTCCAGGGTGCCGAAGATCGTGAAAAACTATGGCACAATCATTGGCATCCAAAAAATCCCAATAGTAAAATGTTCAGCGGCATATACTACCTGCATATTCCCGATGATGTCAAAGATCGAGATTACTGTGGCACGGAGATAGCACCAAATGGTGCAGAGCAGGATGGTAAGTATTTCATCACCCCCACGCCAGGTCATTGGATCATATATCCCAGTGAAACGTGGCATCGTCCGGGTATCGTACAAAGCAATCAATATCGATTTATATTGGCAGCAGACATAGAAGTGAATGTCTAATGTTTTGATAATCGGTGACAGCTGGGGAGTTCCAAATTACCCATCATCGTACCACGGAGATTTCGAACGTGTTCACATAGGTGATCCTCCCGAAATACACATTGAATTTTTACTTCGAAATCTCGGACACACAGTAGTCAATTGTTCAATTAATGCCAAGGGGAATTTAACCAGTATCTTAAAAGGCATTGAGCATGTTCGATCAAATCCAGTGGATTGGATCGTTTGGTTCCATACTGAAATGCTACGTGATTCTTATCTAAATGGGCTAAACAAAACCTATTATAAAATCAGTGAGTTACAAGAATCGATTTCGGAAATAGTATATAAAAAATTTCAAGAACTAAAACAAATCAGCGGTGCTAGATCTATTGTGATCGGCGGTCAGGCTCCGGTATTAGATAGTTTTTATAAGTACACCTCGGCAGACCATGTCAAGCAAGATTGGCGCGGAGAGATTTTAAATCGCGAATTTCCAATAGTGCATTCAATATGCTCTCTTGATCTTTTAGACAGTCCCTATTGTACAGATACCATAGAAGACAAATTGAGGCTGCTAGATCAGCATAAAATTATTTTAGATGCAATGTCCGAATCCTCTGACTTTCCGGATCGATGTCACCCCGGTCAGCGGCCCCATGCAGAATTGTGTGTATGGTTAGAAAAAATTATTGGCTCCTATAGTTAAATGGCATAACGCATCCTTGGTAAGGATGTATTTCAAGTTCGATTCTTGGTTGGAGCACCACTTGACAACATTCAAATAAGACTGTATAATTAAGTAATACGCAAGGAGCTCTTATGGATATTCAAGTTATGGCAAGGAAAAGTATCAGCAAAGTGCTGGTTGAAAATTGTCTACAGTTGTTTCGAAATGAATTGAAATTGCAGAACAGTCGGTATTCACTGATAGTTGTTCCTGAAAGAGGAATGAGTGTTAAAGACGGTATCCGAGGTAGTGTATTTAAATTAGGGCCAACTGTTATAGGCATGAGCATAGACACTGCCCTTGACACAGAAAGATTGATCATTGCTCTAGCACATGAAATGGTGCATGTCAAGCAGTATGCTCGAGGTCAAATCACTCATGGAAAGAATCTCAACAGCAAGTTTTGGATGGGCAAGAAATTCCGAGGTCATTATTATGATCTGCCTTGGGAAGTAGAAGCCTTTAGCAAAGAACGAGTGTTAGCCAACAAGATTTTTAAAATCATAGACAAGGCAGACGCTCAATTAAAATCAAAGAAAAATGTCAAAAAGTGATCTTATAGAATTAACTGGTGAAGTTGAAGAAGTGTTACCTGGCAACATGTTCAGGGTCAAGGTAGATAACCTACCTAACATTCTTACCTGCTATACCAGTGGTAAATTAAAACAGCACAAGATAAAAATTATCTTAGGCGATAGAGTTAAAATTGAAGTAAGCCCATATGACCTAACTAAAGGTCGTGTGACATATAGGTTATAAGGAAAATATCATGCCACAGATTCAAAACGTATCATTGAGTGCTGTAGCCAACGGCCATCATTTTGATGCAGGTGAGAACTCTATGCTGATACAGATAGTTAATGCACCAGAAGATCTTCCTGTTCCAAAATATAAATTCAAAGAAACACATCAATTTTGTTTTCTTGATGTTGAGAAAGATCATCAAAGCGATGACCCCACTGAAAAGTGCAGTCCCGAGCAGGCCGCAGAGCTTGTTCGGTTGTTGCAACACGCATTAGAAAATCGCATGCAGGTAGTGGTACATTGCCATGCAGGTATTTGTCGCAGCGGGGCAGTTTGTGAAGTTGGCGTTATGCTGGGGTTTGATGACACCGAAGTTTTCCGTAGACCTAATTTGCTGGTCAAACATCTCATGATGAAAACATTGGGCTGGACCTATGATGAAAATGAAGACCGCACTGACAACAGAGTAACCTAACGATTATAAGGAAAATATCATGCCATGGATTCAAAACATAGGTTTAGGCGATATCAAAAAAGGATTTCACATTGATCCTGGCACAAATGCCATGTTGATTCAAATTGTTGATCCAGATATGGAGTTTCCTATACCTAAGTATTCTTTCAAAGAAATCCATCAATTCCAATTCTTAGACATTGAAGAAAAAGACTTTGCCCTAGAAGAAGCCATGCGGTGTAGTCAAGAGCAGGCCAACGAGCTTGTTAGACTGTTGCAACACGCACTAGAGCAGAGAATGAATGTTATAGTTCATTGTCACGCTGGCGTTTGCCGCAGCGGTGCTGTTTGCGAACTTGGTGTTATGCTAGGGTTCGGAGACACTGAAGTATTTCGTAGTCCTAATCTGCTGGTCAAACATCGTATGATGAAAGCCCTAGGTTGGACCTACGATCCGGATGAGCCGCACAGTATCAATGGTGTAACAACTGAGTTTGGAATTATTCTCCCCAAGGAGATAGAGTGGGCCAATGACAACGAAAAAGTTTTTGTCTTGGCCGCTGAACGCAGAGCACGTAGAGAAAGAGAAGGTGACATATGATTAGATTAAATATATTTGAATTGAACAAAATTAAAAAAATCTGTGAGGAAGTTGGTACAGAATACTTTACGCTAGAACAAGATAATAGTTCTGGTATTGGCAGTGTTCTTACATTCACCTACGAGACAGAAATCGCAGATTATCCTGCTAGAGTATCTATCGAAGTATCCGGAGTGGAGAGTTGGTGATTGTGGCATTTCTACAACACCCCGTTGATTTTGGTTGACGGGGTTTCTTTTTGACGCTATAATAATGGTATGATACAAGTAAAAAGCAAAACAAAAACAAAGGAATTTGAAACCCTAGATCTAGCAATGACGTGGGCCAAGAACGTGAATGAGTTCGTTACTATCACAGTTAACGGAATGGAAATAGTAGGACGATTTGGAGCAGACAGCATTGTTGACGGCAAGTGCCCAGACGGTGTTGACTACACCTGGAGAAAACGTAGAATTTAAAGAAAGGAGGGCAAGATGCCTAGTGTATTTTTAGTAAGCGACACGCACTTTGGACACACCGGTGTTTGCCGCTTCACACGTAACGATGGTGTTACAAAGTTACGTCCATGGGACTCTGCTGAGGAAATGGACGAAGCGATGGTCAAGGCGTGGAACGAACGGGTCAAGCCCACTGACAAGGTCTACCATTTGGGTGACGTTGTTATTAACCGCAAGGCCTTGGGCATTATGCGTAGGTTAAACGGTGACAAGGTGTTGATCCGTGGTAATCACGATATCTTCCGTGATGATGACTACCGTCAACACTTCCGTGAATTACGTGCATATCACGTTATGAACGGAATGATCTTGAGCCATATTCCTTTACATCCGGAATCGTTGGGCCGTTTTGGTACTAACATACACGGGCACACTCACGCAAATCGTGTTATGTTACCCGGGTTTGGTGGTAAGATCACTGACATAGTAGATACTCGTTATCACTGCGTTTGCGTGGAACAAAACCCTGATTTTGCTCCTATTTTGTTTGAAGACGTTATAGCACGTATTCAAGCAGAAGGCGGTAGCATAGGTTTCAAGAACGGAAACGGTTCTATAGCAGATTAGGACGTAGTCCTATTTTAGCGCCGGCCCCAAGGCGCTTATAAATGAGGGCAAAATAGCACCTTCGGGTGCTATTTTTTTGACTCTGCGTTCTGATATCAGCGGCATAAATATATATGGTAGAACAATTCCAGGAGTTATAGATATGCCGTTACAGATTCGCAGAGGCACCGACGCAGAAAGATTAGCAATGACACAGCCGCTAGCACAGGGCGAGCTGTTATTTGTTTCAACCCCAGGGGCTGAAAGATTATACATCGGGAATGGTACAACATTAGGTGGTGTTCAAATCACCGGGTATACCAACGAAGATGCACAAGATGCCGCAGCTCAACTTTTCAGCAGCGGCACACACACCGGAATTACCTTTACATACAATGACGTAGCAGCCAGTATATCAGCTGTGGTCGATTTAGCTAATTATCAAGGCACCATAGGAGCAACTTCTTTTAAAGGATCTATTGTAGCTGACGATTCTACTTTATTAGTTGACGGAATTTCTGGAAGAATTGTTGGCCCAGTGTTTTCCAATGTTGTTGGCAATGTTACGGGAACCTTAACTGGTAATGTTGTAGGTAATATTACCGGAGTAATAACAGGTACTGCAGGATCAACTATTACAGGTACGCTAACTGGAAGTTTATTAGGCACCAGTAGTGGACTGCATACCGGTGATGTAAAAGGTTCGATTTTCGGCGATGATTCTTCAATCATGGTGGACGTTATTGATAGAAGTGTATCTGCTAAAACAATAATAGTTACAGATACTCTAGGTGGAGCTACTACGCACACTATTCAAGGAAATATCAACGACCTGTTTATAGGTACCGCAGCCAGTCCTACTTCAGTATTCATGAATCTGGACACATCTCAAGAAGGTCTAATGCTAAGAGGTGTAACCACAGGAGGTGCTGGAGATCAACCGGTGCTGTCTTTTAGAGCTGCCAGAGGATCTATAGCTTCTCCTACTATTGTTCAAGATTTAGATTCATTAGGATTAATAAGTTTCGACGGATGGACCGGTAACACAGGTACCCCTACTGGACACGCGAAAGCATCATTTATTGGT